AGTTAGGAACCATTCTTCCACCATCTCCAGGCTTCATTCCACGCTGTACATATCCATCCCAGCAAGGTGCTTTCTTATTTACATTCGAGCAACAATCTGATTTCATTTCTCCAGCCTGACACTGTGGACACTCTTCACAAGTTACATTTAGTTCCTTGCACATTGGACAGCCACAACCTTCGTACTCTTTTTTAATCTTTTCTTCTTCCTTATACGACTTACCAACCTGCGAGTCGTACATTGCCATAGCAACTTCTGAATCCATTGAATGGGTTTCCATATCTATCTTGGTAGCGTCCTGATACATCATGCCAATACTGTATGCTGTTGGCTCCCAATTACCATCTTCTTGTTCATAAATTCTAACAGCCATTGCTGGATTATCTGGTGGCATTGACTGGATTGCATACTCTGTTCCAGGAACTCCGTATACTCCACCTTCTGTCATGATGTGCTCTACGACACCGTGGACTATTCCTTCGGATGTTGACCCCATAACAAAGTCGCCTTCATTTATCATATAACTATTATATCATGCCGTTTAGCCTGTTATGGGTCCTTATTCTATGGCAGTTAGCACAAACCACCTCACACTTTTCTATCTCTTTCTTGATAGCCTTCCATGAAAAACCATCATGGATCATCCTTGATACATTGTATTTCTTGTCTCTTATGTGGTCAAAATCTAAGATAATATGATTATTGATTCCACAATCCACACAGCCAGAATCCTCTTTTATCTTAGCAAGCATCTTCTTATACTGCTGTTTATTATAATGGTCCAACTCTTTGTCAGTCATTGCTATAAGTATACCGCAAAATATTAGGTCCCACACAAGCAATTCACCTGACTTGCGCCACGGTCTCTATCCAATGGGTAACTAATCCATCACTAAGGTCCTGTGTGGGACAACTATATTGTAGCATAGGAAATGAGCAGTTTATAGACGACTGCTCAGGTCTATCGGCCACGAAGATTCGACTTCTGCCAACTCTCCACTCATAGGAGCATCCGTTGTAAAACCTTTTAAAGTTTCATAGCGGAATGTTATATATTATACTATTGAATTTCAATAGTTTTTGGTAGTTTATCTTCTGGGATCTGCTTTTCAAGTCTGACATCTAAGATACCGTCCTTGAATTCAGCCCCCACAACTTCGACAAACTCAGGAAGAGTGAAGATATCAGTGAACTTGCGAGCAGCAATTCCCCTGTGTAGATACTCTGCACCCTCTGGCAACTCAGTGTCCTGCTTCTCGCCCTTGATTGTAAGTTTGCGATTGTCTAGCGATACTGAGACATCATCCTTAGAAAACCCAGCCAAAGCAAATGAAAGAATATACTCTTTATCATTTAGTTTGATTTGATTATAAGGTGGATAGTTTGTTGTTGTTGTTACCTTCTGTAGGTTTGAGAAGGTATTAAAAAATGGATCATTAAAAAGATCCAGTGCTGTTTTTACCATGTTATTCCCCTTTCAAGCGAATAAGTTATTTTGTACCCCCCGTTTGGGCAGGCATAAATATTATAGCATAGAAAAACAGGCTAGTCAACCTCCCTAGCCTGCTAATCTATTTTGTTACTTCTTTGCTGAAGACTTCTTTACAGGAGCCTTCTTAGCAGCCTTCTTTACAACCTTTGCAGACTTAACTGCCTTGTCAACCTCTTCAACTGAAGGCATTCTTCCGAATGCTGTGTCGTTAGGGTTGGCTGCTCTCAATACAACTGGTACAAGTGCACCAAGTAGTGAGTATGCTAGTGTCTGTGGATCTGTTACTCCAGATGCATACAACGCTGTTGCTGCACCAAGAACTGATCTACCGTATGACGCCAGTACTGCCTTGATTTGTTCGTTCATTTTTTTCCTCCTAGGATATTTGTTTCTTTGCTAGTATAGTTACTAACAAAACTTAAGGTGTTGCTTTTAGATAGTCCAGGCTGGTCTTCGCTAATCAGAACACTATCTATTCCTTTTATTTTAAACTCATTTAAAAGTTTTTCAAACTCTTCAAATGTAAAATACCCTGTGTCTGGGTTTCTTTTTATTCTTTTTATTGAATTAATTTCTTCTTTTGTTTTTCTTATTATGGGGCACACAGATATCATTGTTTTTTTAGGATCAAAAACTAGTTCATTTCTTTTATACATTGAGTATGGTACTATTACTTTTTCTTCACAAACACCGTCTAAAGTTGGCTGGTTGCTAACAGAAACATAAAATTGTGGAGATCCACCATTAACATTTTTTAAACTCTTAACATACTGGATTAAATAGTTAGATCTATCTATGTTAGAAGATAGGTCATTTACTTCTCCTAATATTCCTCCGACAGTTTTATCATTATCATATATAAACCCTGTTATAAGGTTAATAATAATTCTATCCTTAGATATTTTATCAAATGCATTTTTAATCATACACAAATACTGTGCAGATATAGTGTATGGCCTAATTGCAACCATATATTTTATTGCCTTATTTGGATCTATCGTATTTGCTATCTTTACAAAATAGTCATCTCTCACAAATGAATATGGAAGGAGTATGCCGTGAAAGCCAGAATCTTCTAATTCAACTGCAAGTTCTTTAAGATCAAAACCATATCCTGTTTCAAACCAAAAAAAGTTCATTGTTTTGTCGCCTCACTGTAATGAAGATCACACAAATCAACAACCCTGCTTTCGTTATTTGCCCAGACTCTTGTGCTTTCATCTTGGCAGAACTCTTCTTCGCATATAAATAAGTTAAGATTTTTTGTGTGCTTAAGGACGATCATACTCTATTTTATCATAGTCGTCTGGTAGGATAGTCTTTAGTTCTTTATATGCCCCAGAAATTTTCTTCATAGAGTAGTAGTGCGGATAGGCAGAACCAACCACTCCATACTCATCGAAGTATGCTATCTCAGGCTCAACATCACTAATAAATTTATTTATCTTGGACTGAACATCTTCAATATATTGATAGGCCCAGTCACGAGAATCTGAAACAAATTTTAAAAAATCTTCATTTGCTTTATCTTTGTCTGTTTTATTTTCATCGTGAGCAGACTGCTGCATAATTAAAAGTTGCAAAGTGTTTGCTATCATTGCACGATTTTTTTTAATTTGCACCACATACAAAGACATAAAGAGTAGCGTTAAAAATACAAAAGATCCAACCAGAATTGCTTCTATCATACTTCTTTTCCACCTTCTCTAACTAATAAGACTATTGCTCCGTTATCCTCTAAGGCTTTTTTTACACGAATCATATATTCGATAGCCTCCCTTTTTAACTCTACTGTTTCTAAAGACATAAAGTCTTTTTCTTTTGCTTTTACAGTTAAGAAGTTATCATTGTCTATAATCTGTAATGAAAAATTTTTAGGACATCTTATAGATCTAAATGCTCTTTTCATTGAATCTGTATACATACTTACTCCATTGTCAAAGACTGCCAGGTATTACCCCAGTCAACCTTGCTTTTATGATTAGAAAACTCCTTAGAAATTTCTCCATTTTCCAAGTATACACCACCCCAAACTCCCCACTCTTTACCAGATATTCCTACAGAAAAGCAATCTTTTCTTACAGGACACTGAGAGCACAAAAGATCTATAGCAGGTCGAAGCAGTTCATCTTCTTCATACTTTTCAAAAAAAATATTTGTGTCATAGTCTAAGCACAACGCATCGTCTTTCCATTTATATTTGTTCATCTACTTCACATACTTATCTGGAATTTCCCATCCTGTATTAGAAGGAATGAACTCCCTTTTGGTTTGCCACTTTCCATTTTTATAAACGCCAAACTTTGATGTATATGACTTATCTGATGGCAGTATTTCTACGACTGTCCATCCATCCCAAGATAGTTGCTTATTAGCATTTACTATTTCTTCCATTTTTTCCAATGAAGTGATAGTTTTCATTTTTGTTCCGTTCTGTTAATGTGCTATGCACAGATTAAAATGTATAAACATTTGTGTTTATATTGTTTAGTTTTGAGGTGTGTACTATTTTTGACACATGCTCTTTTGGGTTAGACAAAAAGGCAAAATGATTTATGTCTTTTATGTTTTCTTCTAACCACTTAGGAGAAACCTTAAACAATTTAATAGTTTTTCCCCTTGATTTCATTCCTCGTTCTGATAAATTTACAAACTCCATAGCCATCATATTGATGTTGTCTGGCCCTGCCGAATAAAGAAGAAACTCTTTATCTTCTGGACCTACCTCAGAAAGAGCAACTGCCATAGATCTTAAGAAAATGCTATAGTTATTAAAACTATTCGTTCCTTGAACGCCCACTATCATCGTCAACCCCTTCTTTTAGTTTATCCAATATAAAAAGCATTTGATCTAATTGTACCTTATTCATGTCTGTTGTGTCAACTTGCTTTGCAGACTCTTTATCTATAAGATGGTCAACAAGTGGTGCCTTATAAAAAATGTTATCCTTAATCCAATATGCCTGACCATCAACTATGATAACTTTTATGTTAGTTTTATCATATTGTTTCTTTGATTGACTTTTTGTATTAAATTTTCTTGCATACTTTTTTCCACTGCTAAAGCGGTGCAGGAGCATAGCCTGACTAACAGTACTTTTAGTCTTTGAAGATTTTTGCAAAAAGATAAGATAGCCTAGCAACCCTAAGCCTATAACCAGGGTTATGCCTATTGCTCCATAAATATTATTCATAAACACCTCTAATACTTATTGTATCACTTTTGTGATGAAAGCGTTTTGATCATTTGTTCAAGGACATGTCGCTCTTCCTTATCTAGCAGATCTATTTGTCTTATATCAAATGATTTTTCTGCAAGAGTTACCATGGGATTTGCAAGGGTTATATCCATATTAATAAAACCATTAGCCCACAACCTCATAGAAATTTCTGAAAAATATAAAGACATGTCTTTGCTTAGGGTAGGATCTATGTCTTTTAGTTTTGGCGTTGGTCTATACATAGCCTCACCACTACTTGTGTCAACCCCAACAAACTCTAGCCCACCTTTAGCAACCAAGTCGTTTAAGATTTCTTCTGGATCACTCACTTGCCAGACTTCTTTCTAGCCTTAGCAAGAGCATCAAAGTCTTTAACCTTAGTATCTCCAAGATACCCCCATGCGTAACCATCATTAATCATCATGTCATTCAAAGATACTGTGTCATCATTCACATATATCCAACCCAAAATTCGACCATACTTCTCAGATGAGTCCATCTTCTCAGTCTTAATTACAACAGACTTAGCATCCTTTAGAGCCTTCTTTAGGTACTCTTTAGACTCAAGACCAAGAGCCTTCTCTTTAAGATCTTTTGTGCGTGACTCTGGGGTATCAATACCAGCCAGTCTCACACGAGATGAGAACAGGATATCAAACCCTAAATCAATAAGAACATCAATGGTATCTCCATCTACGACATTCTCTACTTTTCTTACATAGTATTGGTACATTACTTTCTTCCCCACTGTATATAGTTCCATCCACGCTCATGTGCGTAGTAGATAAATATTTTAACTACCGTTTCCCAAAACGCAATCGTTACAGAG